CGAGATCAAAACCACCTTCAGATAAGGCAGCGAGTTCGCTGGCGAGCAGTTCCTCGTTCCAACCGGCGGCTTCTGCCAGGCGGTTATCCGCGATGATGTAGGCACGGCGCTGGGTTGGGGTGAGGTGATCGAGCACCACCACCGGCACTGACTCAAGGCCGAGTTTCTTCGCGGCGGCCAAGCGACCATGGCCGGCCATGACCTCGCCTTCGCCGGACACCAGCATCGGCGAGATGAACCCGTACTCGACGATGCTACTGGCCAGCTCGGCGATCTGTGCCTCCGAATGGGTGCGGGCGTTTCTGTCGTAGGGCTTGAGCCGCTCCAGCGGCCACATCTCAATGCGGCTGGCCATGGTGGGGGTGAAATTCATCGGGCGAGGTCCTCCAGGGCTTCACGAATGGCGGCATCGAGGATGTCGGTGACGCCTCGGACATCCGGGCTTGCCACCACCAGGGCCACGATCTCGGGCGCTGCCTTGCGCGGGATCTGCTGCAGGCGGTCGCGCAACTGCCGAGCCAGTTGGAAATACTTGACGTCGACCTCGTTCTTGCTGATGAGCTTGTCCGTGCGTTCTTCGAAGTCGAGCTTGGCCAGGCGCGCGGCGTAGGTTTCACGCACGGCCCGGGCCTTGTGGTAATCGACGCCTCGGGCATCGTCGCTGGGCGTGGTCGAGGGCGCTGGTGACGCGGCGGGTCGTTCGGGACTGACCACCTTGGGGGTGACCACCTGCTGGGTGGTCGGCTGGCTGATGCGGGTGTGCTGCTCCCATTGGGCATCGGCTTTGGCTGCATCGATTTGCCCATCGGGCTCAGGATGGATGCGCCCGCTGGCAATGGCCTTCTGGACGGCGGACAGAGCCACACCGCGATGCCGGGCGTAGGCGCGCAAACTCATGCTCATCGGAATCTCCAAGCATTCGATGGCAGCCGGGGTGACCACTGACCACCTGACCACCTGACCACCTATTTTTTGTGTCTGACGCTAGGCAAGCGGGGCGGTTGGCGCGTCCCCCGCTTCCAGAATGGCCCGGGAGGACCCTAAATCGCTTCCCTCGGGGACTCTGGGCGTCAAACGTGCCCTGTCCTATACCTAGGGCCTCGACCTAGACCTTTATCCCTTTTCTCTCGTCCACCGGAGCACCTACAGCCCTAATCTGTCGACGGCGTTTTGGGCTGCTTGATCGACGTAGGGTCGGTATGCCCATAGCGGGCAGAGCGCTATGCTGCAGCCGCTGATTTCATTGCGCTGGTAGTTGCAGCAGGTCAGGCACTTGGCTTTGATGGCCTGGCGCGGTGAGGCGTTGCCTTCGAAGGCGCGCTGCAGCACTCCGCCAAAGCTGTTCGGGGCTGCGGCGATGTACGCCTGTTGCTTGTCGGTGAGTGTCGTCGTCATGTTCGTTCTCCTTTGTTCAAGTACGCGTCAGCTCTTGCCGCAATGCCCTCTCCATCTGCCGCTGGTACTCACGCAGGGCCACACTGCGCACGGTCTCGGCCATGCCAAAACGCGGCTGCACCTTGATCTGAGTCTTGGGCCGCAGCAGGTACAGCGCCAGGATGCGTTTCTCATCGCGGCGCTCGAACACCATCCCAGCCCGGTAAAAGACGGTAGGCTTGTTCTTGACTTGATCGAGCCACTGGCTTTTGGGGATCACGCGGCTCTGTGCCATCTCGCGCAACCGCCCGGCCGGGATGGGTCGCGCATCGGGATGGCTGCCACCACTCTCCTGCGCCGCCATGAAGCGATCGCGCGACCAGACCTCGGCCATCAGGGTGCGCGGCTTGGCTGGTGTGACGCCAATGCCCCGGCTGACCCAGGGGCGGCGCAGGTTGAAACGCTCGGGCAGACCGGCGCGCACGGCATCGCGGGCATCGAAGGCGGTGCGGGTCAGCGCCTTGGCTGCGGCATCCGGGATGCGCTTGGCGGCAACGTCCGACAAGTACTCGGTGGCGTTGGCCACGTCGGCGGTGATGTCAAGTTTGAGCATCGGTGGGTTTACGGCGGCGTGGGGCAGGTGCTTCAGCGGGGGTAGCAGGCTCAGCCGGGATACCGGCCTGGCGTTCCAGAATCTGTTCAGCGGTGGCGGCATCGACCTCAACCGTCAGGCCGGGTTTGAGCGAGCGCACGCCGCCAGCGCCGGTGAGGACCACCGGACGGGTGATGATGAGTTTCATGGGAGTGTCTCCAGAGACGGAGCAGGTGGGGCGCGTGGCGTTGGCCAGGCCCAGAAAGCACAACACCCACCGGAACGAATCGGGTAGGCGCAATTATCAGCAGTACGGGATTAATGTAGCTTGTGGCATGCCAGCATTCAAGTGGGTTTTGCGGCAGCTGCTGAGATTTTTTTCAAAGCGGCTACAGGTACAGATCCTTGAACATCAGAATCGTGTCGCGCACCTTCTGACTTTGGCGTTCTTTCTTTTCTGAGAGGCTTTCAATGAAGCCGCTGCGCTCGTAAAAGTTCAGCACCGCCTCTTGGTTTACCGCATCGACCGTCAGCAGCCGCACTGCAAACGGGGCAGTGGAGACGATGCCGCAGATCAACTCGATGAGCGCCTCACCGATACCGCTACGCTGCAGTTCGGACATCACGGCCAGTTTGGTGATCTTGACTGCCGGGTAGTAGCTGATCGGCACATCAAACGGCAATCCAAGGTCGGTGCGCTCGCCACTGCTCAGATGCACCGAGTCGGCCGTCAGGCTAAAGTAGGCTGCCACAGCGCGGTGATCTTGGGCAAACACCACAACCGTGCTGGTCAGGCCGTGTGTATCGTAGTCGCGTGCATCTTCGCGCAGGAATTCGTCGAGTTGGGGGCGACCGCAGGAGAACTGGTTCAGAACCTCATCTTCAACATCGCGGATGTGTCGAAGGGTGAGGTTGTCTCGATCAATGGCCATTCGCCTTGGTAGGCAACGGCCGAGCGAAGGCTTGACGGGCAGACTCGGCCAGCGAGGCCAACTCGCAGCGGCGTTTTTCAGTCAGAGAGATGCCGCCGACGACCTTCAACAAGGCTCGGCTGGCTTCCACGCCCAACTTCGGTGTCGCTTTGAATGCTGCGGGTTTCATCAAAATACTCCATATCGAACGCCACCCGGTCTTGGGGTGACGTCCGAGATTATCCGCCAATCAGCCCGACCGGGCAAACGCGTGCGCTGGCGGTGGTCGGCGCGGTCGCACCTCTCGCTCGTAGCCGTAGTAGCGCGCAAGCATCCCCAAAGCGGCGATGAGGATGCCCTTGCCCTCCTCCTTGGACATGGCCTTGCCGCTCCAGCCCAGGCGAATTGACCAGTCCCTGACCGACATCTGCAACCCCGCCACGTACCACAGCGCTGACCCCGCCGGGCTGCTGTTGCCACCGACAGCCTCCAGCGCCTCCCGAACCGCTCTGGCCGCACCGGCGTTCTTCTCCACCATCATCTGCCCCGGTGTCGTCCCACCCGGCAGACCATCGAGCTTGGGGCTAGCGACACCGCTGGCAAAGGCCCGGGCAAAGTCCTGCGAGAACTGCTGCCCGGCGTCATGCATGGCACCGGTGATGCTGCCGTTTCTCAGCATCAGGGCCAGCGTGTCCACGCTGCGGTAGTGATCCGCTGGTTTGTGCTCATCGTCTTCTTCACGCACATAGCGGATCACACTGCCGTCAGGGCGGATGCGTTCATCGCCAATGCGCGGCTTCTTTTGCGCTGCCGCTCTGGCCCGTTGGGTCTTCTTGGTCATGACCGTCCCTCCCCGAGTTGGCCCAGGGTGGCCAGCGCACCGTCGCGACTGCGTTGGATGGTGATGGCTTTCGTTGTGGTGGCCAGCACCGTCCAGGTCTCGCCATCACCCCGGTCGATCACCTCGCCCTCGGCCCAGGGTGTGCTCTTGCGGGTGGCAGTGGTGCGCGCGCCGTAGAGTCGGGTGGCCAGACCGGTCAGGAACGCCCGGTCCCAGTCGTCATAGATGTCGTCCAACGGCACGACCACGATGCCTTGCTTGTGCCAGGCCGCCGCACGCATGGCGCGCAGTTCGTCGCTGCTGGCTGGTGTCTGGGGCGCCACCCTGCTCAGGGCGCAGGGGATGGAAACAGATGTCGGGTTCATGCGTGTGCTCCTTGCGTGTTCGGGGGAATGGTTTCGCTTGGGGGTTGGGTTGGCGCCTTGGCGGGCGCACGCTTGTGCTGCGGCGCCTGATCAGCCAGATACCCGGCCTGGCGGGCGATGCGGCGCACGAAGTCGGGGTTCAGGCCTACCCAGTCGCACCAGGTCTGCAGGTCAGTGCCGAGAATGAAGTGGCGCGCTTGACGGCGCAGCCGACGGCTGCTCTGGCACAGACAGTCGACGATGGCCACGCTGATCACCGCCACCACCAGGCGCGACTCGGGGCAGCGCACGGCGGTGTGGCGGTTGAGGACTTTTTCCAGAATGCGCTGGCCGACCAGGGGTTTGGGTGGGCGCCAGTCATTCGTCAAGGGGCGTGACGCAGCTTGTTTGGCTTGCTTGGCTTGCTTCATCGCCCACCTCCCACGCGCTGCGTCTTGGGCGGCAAGCAGCCGTAGAGGCGCAGATAACGCTGCAGGCGCAGCAGTTCTTCACGCCGCGCATGAAAGCGCTGTGCGTTCTCACCGGCCACATCCGCTTGCGCCTGGCGGTTGATGGCCTGCACGCTGGCCGTGTGCAGATCGATCGCCAGCGCCACCTCTGGTTGCACGCTTGGATGTGCTGGCACCGCTGATGAGTGACGCGCGCCAAGCGCCTTCTCGCAGTCGATGAAGTAGCGGCGTGCCTGGCGACCTTTGGGTGTGCGCTCTACCATGGCGAGTTCCTTGGCCATGTCCAGGGTCAGCATGTAATCCGAACGCCATTTGGTGCCAGAGGGGAGCTGCTCGCCCGTTTGGGCGAGCAGGTAGTCCTGGTTTTGCTCAAAACCGTACTGACGGATGCGCAACTTGATCCAGTTCGTGAAGTCTTTGCCCACACCCAGGAAGTCATGCAACAGCCGCGCATCAACCAGTTGCGTGCGCTGCCCGCCGATGGCACCCGGGGTGACGGCGATCAAGGTGGTTGTGTTCATTGCACCCCTCCTTGATCCAGCGCCCAAGCGAGCAAGGCCAAGGCATCGGCCTCGTTGTCGTCGCTGTGGTTGAAACCCGCAGCACGCATGGCGGCGATGATCTCGGCTTTGCCGGCATTGCCTTTGCCGGTGGCGTGCTTCTTGATCGTGGCGCTGTGTACCGCTGCGTGCTCGATGCCGTGCTCGGCGCACCAGGCCTGCACGGTGG